CTATCCTATTTTCACGATTCCTTCGGTCTTGCTCATTTCATTTTGTACCCTGACTTCATCAACATGATTATACCGTTCCATCGTCATGGTTATGTCTGCGTGTCCCATTATGTACTGCAGGCTCTTGACATCCACACCACTTTCCGCTGCTCTGGTACAGAATGTATGCCGCAATATATGTGCGCTGATATGAGGCAGCAGAAAAGGCTCTCTGTGCTCCTTATCTGCCTGTTTAAGCTCTTTCTTATTGTAGGCCTTGATTATATTGCGCAAAGCACTGTCAAGCACCTGTGGGGCAAGCTGATTGCCTTGGTGATTGAGGAATACAAAATTCTTCAATCCAGCTACCGGCTGTTCCTTTGCACGCTTTCCCAATAACATATCATATTCTCGCTGCTTCATCAGAGCCTTTTTAGCAGTCTTCGTTAATGGGATGTCTCTTTCTCCTGCTTCTGTCTTCAATGGCTGAATATGGAATTTACAGCCGGTTCCGTCCAGATTCCGATATACCAACTGTCTACGTACATGGATCATGTTCTTTTCCAGGTCGATATCATCCCAGAGCAGACCACCCAGTTCACCAACACGAAGCCCCGTAGATAACGCAAATACAATCAGTGGATAATGGATTTTATACGAATTGCTGTTTTTCGTAAACTCCAACATGGTTTCCTGTTCCTCAATCGTCAAGGCTCTTTTCCTGCTCACTTCTTTATCAATTCCTTTTCTGCTTCCCTTTGCCGGATTCTTCCTGATCATATCAGAATCAACTGCTGCTTGCAGGCATTCCGATAATATAATGTGATATGCCCTGATCGTTCCAGGTGAATATCCCTTTTCCAGTAAATCCGCATACAGTCTCTTTACGTGGATCTGTTTTATTTCTGAAATCTTCATTATTCCCAAGGCACTGGGAGCAATGGCGTTTTTCCAGTACGATTTATAGTTGCATCGTGTACTGTCTCTGATGTTCTTCTTCGTGCTCATGAACAGCCGGAAGAACTCATTTAATGTCAAATTTCCACCCTTTGTATAAATCCCGTCCATCTGATCCCGCTTTATCTGCTCTTCCTTTTTTCTCAGCTCTGCCAGGGTAAGTGCATATACAGTGCTACGTTTCCCGTTGCTATCCGTCCATTTATAACAGTACCGGCCATCTTTGTTCTGCGATTCACCTACACGCAATACACGTCCTTTATTGTCTACTCTTTTAGCTCTCGCCATGCTGTCACTCCTTTAAGGAAAGGGCAGCAGTTGCCGCCCCTCTGATATTATCCTAATAATTTTGAAACATAAGCATGAATCACCTTCAGCCAGTGAATATCATTACATTTCTGAATCAGTTTAATAGTTTCTTCTTTGTAATCCATATCAATATCCCCTGTTCTTTAATACTCTGGCAATGAATCTATAGAAGAATTCAAGCAGGCTATCATCATTTACCTTCTGTAATATCTCAATAGTTTCTTTCTTGTAATCCATATTAGTACCCCCACTGTCTCTTAAATGAGACAATTACGTTATACAAAAATTTCAGAAATTTCTCGCTCTGGATTTCATTCAAGAGATTTCCAATTTCTTTTTTATAATCCATGCTATACCTCCGTACCACTATCCTATCAGCGTTTTCATGAATACATAGATTGACCTTAGCCAATAAATGTTATCTATCTTCTCCAGCATCTCAATTATCTGCTTTTTGTAGTCCATGTTATGCCTCCGCCACTTTTGCATTGTCCTTTATTCGCTTTACCATCAAATAATTTGCAAGGTTATGTACCCTCTTGAGGTCTTCCGGATCATTCATCATTAAAGCATCTGTAATCAGCCAGAAACGCTCCTGATCTTCCTCTGATAATTCCATAAATGCTTCATTGCCGGAACAAGCTATCCGAAAGAGTTCTGCCAGCTCATAGGTATGCTGTAACGATCTTCTATCTTTGTTAGCCTGGACAACGTCCATTATTGCTTTTCTACAAGGAACCTGAGTTAAATTACACTTCTCCATTGTTTTCTGCCTCCTGTTCCTTTTTAATCTGCTGGTTATAGCATCCTCTAACAAATCCAAAAGCTAAGTCTAATAGTTCTACATCATCCATCCTTAACGCCATGCTAATAATATCTGATTGTCTGGACAGTGCTCTGACCTGCTCGCGACTCATATTCCAACTTTCTTCCCACTCTTTCGCCTCTTCTTTTGCCTCTTCCAGCTGTTTTTTGAGACCTGCAATAATCTCAGTTGCCATAACCACACCTGCACCGTCTGTCTCCTGTGTCGTAACACCTGCGGTCTGCATCACTTCTACTTCTTCCTGTGTCTTCACTGCCTTATCTTTTTTGCTCATTTCTCATTCTCCTCTCTCTAACTCACGAATACTGTCACATACCTTTGCGAATATAAACCCACCAAAGAAAATCATAAGAACGTCCATTACTGATATCATTCTGTCCATTCCTTTCTTTTGTTGTCTGAGGGGAATGAGTATGTTATAATACGCACAGCCCCTCAATTTTAGTCGGTTGTCGGGTTACTTTGCCTTTATCAGAGTTGCCGCTCTGGTAAGGGCTTTTTTATTAAATTGCTTCTACCTGAGACTTTCCAAAGAAACTGGCTTTGTATGTTGCCCCGTCTCCTCTGCTTCCCCAGATCAGAGAACATCCGAATAATGCTGATGCTCCATGCTTTACCTTATAACCAAGCTCTTTCCACTTAGCAAAGGTATTGGTTTCCTCTGTGATTCCTGCTGCCTGTTTCGCTGTCTCGATTCTCTTTGCGTTGATTTCCTCAGCCTTTGCAGATAACCATGCTCTGTGAAGTGCTTCTGCAAAGCTGATGCTCTTTGTCTTGCGGTAAACTTTCCATGCTTTCAACATGATCTTGCTGAGATTGTACTTCATTATGCATTCCTCCTTTGCTTTTCAAGGTCTCTCAGCCCTTCAAGCATCTTCCTGACTATTGATATGCCCTATTGAGATTCTCACAGGTATATGGCTTGAAGTATTGGGGGCTTTCGGCTCTCCCGGCTGTTGTCTGTTCCCTTGAACTGATTATATTATACACAAAATTAAGTGTATATTCAATTGATTTTATGCACAAATTTAAGTGTATATTTTTATTTATTTTATGCACTTGTTTTTGTGTACATGCAATGTTATACTAACTATGGTGGAAAAGTAGACTATTCCCAATACACGCCACCAGAAGGGAGCATTATATGCCAATTAGTTACAAAAAATTGTTTTCACTATTAGAAGAAAATGGTTGGACCACCTACCGCATTCGCAAAGAAAAGTTAATTGGTCAAGGAACTCTTACCGCATTAAAAAATGGTACTGGCGGACTGGACAGCAAGACTATAGCTCGAATCTGTAAAGAACTTAATTGTCAACCAGGAGACCTAATGGAATATATCCCAGATGAAGATTAATCATAAACCTTCGCGGAACATTATTAAGGAGTTTACCAATGACGCAACAACATGATTATGATTTCAATTTCAAAGAAGAATTTAAAATTTATCAGCAAATTGGTACTAACGCCAGCTGTCAAACCTACCATGATTGGCGCAACCATATTCTTACAAAATATCACTCTTGTAACTGTACTAAAAACACTCTTGATAACTTTTATTACTATTTAAACCGAGAATTGAATTCCGTAAAAACATCAAAAGATATTTGGAGCAACTGCATTTTTCCATTTGTTGCAATTTTCCTCAGTGTTACAATGACCTTTATTTTTTCAATTGTAGGTTCCATTAACACCTATAATAATGCTATAAACAGCATATATGACTTAGAATACATGCAACAATATGGAGAAACCTACAAATCAATTTTAAATGCTTTCGACCAGAACCTTACTTCTGCAATGCGTTTTTATGCTGTAGGTGCATTTTTTCTATAATGATCGGAATCTTTGTTTTTACGCTTCTCTCAATTAGCACTCAACATAGTAATCAAAAATACTATTTTTATTGTGATTATATGAAAATTATCGAAGAGCTTTTAAAAAGCAAAAATTTACTCTCCACTGCTGCCGGGGAATCCGTAAACGGCTACATCAAAAAGGCGGTAGATCAGCGAATGGAACGTGACAACGCATAACTAATATTATTCACGAAAGGATGTGCTACCATGGCAAAACGCTTATATACCTGTGATGATATTATGAATCTACCTGATTTTATCCGGGTGGAGCTACTTGACGGAATAATTTACACAGATGACTTTACAGATTTAGAGATTGACGAAGAAGTTTTCCAGAATCCACCATCTGAGGAGCATCACGTTATCTATCGTCTTTCTATCGTTAAAAAATAGAACAACATCTGATATTTTACTATTCCATTCATTAGGAGGATTATATGAGCCTTTTTAGCAAAATCAAAAATGTTTTCAATTCATCATCCATTGATATTCCCGATGCGCAGACCATCTATTTTAAAAACGGAGAAATGTACAAAGTGTACCCCACCGATAAGGAAAGTTGGTACGATGCCAGATATCTGGTTTCAGATGGAGTAAAATATGATCTGGAGAATCTGGATGATTTAAGGTGCATTCCCATACCTGCTTTTACAAACATTGATATTATGCATGGCTACGGTATTACCGGAAGTTTAGAATATGTATTGCGCATGAAAGCTGGCAATCTCCGTAGAAAAGGACTCCTTAAAGAATCGAATTCTATCTTGGAGCGGATTCATCTTTTTATGGGTGCGGCTGATAATGGATATCAAGAAAAAGATTTTTTAATATATTCACACCTTCTCCTAAAAGAAGGACATTTTGAAGAATCAGAAAAATATAAAGCAATTGTGCAATCTTATTTAAAAACATTAAGAGTATGCCATAATTCCTTTTCTTTCTATAATTCTGCAAAAGATATGATGGACAAATTGCTTTTTGATTGTGGAAAATATAATACTGATTACATTTCTATGAGTGCCCATCGTGCTTGTTGCGAGGAATGTAATAAATTGCAAGGACGAGTATACAGTATATCAGGAAAAAGCAAAATCTTTCCTAAATTGCCAGACGTAATACGCGAAACAGGAAAAGTTCATGATGGATGTGGTCACAATTTTTCGGTCTTCTTTTACACCGGGAAAGATGATACTATTTTCGACAAAAACGGAAATAGCGTAAATGCTATAAAATCCAGTCAACGACCTTTTAAAGACGATCGTACTGCAGAAGAAAAAAAGAATTATTTAGAACATCTTGAACAATTACAGAAAGAAAAACAAAAAGATTTAGACGAAATTGAATATTACCATATATTTTATGAACTTCCTGAAATTGCTCCAAAATCATTCGGTGGATATCGTAAAATGAAAAATGCTCAAACGAAAAATTTTCTCAAACTTAAAGATCAAGCAATAAAACATGGGATTTCAATAAGCTAAAACTGAATATAGTATATTTATCCAGGCAGCCAGTAGAGCGGCTGTGGTTCCCTGATCCTGAGCCTTGACAGGAGGGGATGCTTATGAGCGATTACGAGATATTTATGATAATTCTGACGACAGCCAGCTTAATTGTATCTATCCTTACATACACACATAAGAAATAGCCGCCCTGCTCTCTGGTAAAGAATAGGCGGCTACGTCTTAATTCAACATATTTGCCAGGACGGGGAACCTTGACTTCCCTTACTGGCTGTCTTGATAAGTATATTATATGCCAGTCCCCAGAATTTGTCAATTTCCATTTGCCCACACTCTCATCTGCTGCCGCTTCGCCTATTCAATTTATTGGGATCCTTCTCAGCATTTCCGTTATGCTTTCCACACTGTTCATTGCTTTGTAATAATCGTCTATTTTTCTTTGTTCCACCTTACTCTATACAAATATACCCTTGCACTGTTTCCACCCATTTTCACCTTGTTTTATGCCTGTACTCTGGACAAATAAAACATTTCACGCCGTACACTGTAAACACCGTATAGCTTTCAATCGTTTCTTGCAGTCCTGGTAAATATCTTTGTAATTACGTCCTGTTGCCATGCCAGCTCTTAAAGTATGCGCTATCAGATGTTCCATCAATGATAAGTCATCTAACTGACTTCCGGCAGCAGTTGTCTTGTCAGTGATTCCTACACTCTTATATGCCAGTCTGGTATAATTGCTGTAATAGTGATCTGCGTGAGTGCTTCCCTGCACTCTGGCATATTCCACAAATTCCTTGATAACATCCGTCTCTGCTCTTCTGGTGATCCTCTCTTCCTGATCTGCTATCTGATAAGCAGCAGTATTCTTTTCATAAACAAGTCTTTCCATCCGATTGAACGCATCAATATACTTCCATTTCCAGGCATCTGCTTCTTTTCCAGTAAAACCAAATGCCAGGAACACAAAGCCATCTTTATTCAACAAATACTTTTTATTATATTTTCCGGAAGCATCTTTATACTTAGATGGCTTGATGCACTGAACGCAATTTTGCGTTGAGTCATTTGCCAATAAATTCTCTATTGCTCTAATGACATCTGAATGCCTTTTTCCAAATTTCTCCGCTACCTGTAAACTATCACATACTGCCTGTTCATTTTTAAGATATACTAAATCGTCTATGACAACGCTCCTTTCCGCTCTGCAATTATTTTTCCGAGCTATATAAGCCAATACTTCAAGTTTTTTCAAGTTCTATCTTGGAAATAACTGTATTGTTATGGGGCTACATATAAAAAATCTCAACATTTCTCAACAACCATGAGTAAATATGTTATTGCTTTTCGGCTATATATGCTAAAACCTTATCATTTCTTATCATAATGCTGTTTCTCGCCGCTTCCTCGCCGCTTTAATTCCATTTCTCACGGGTTCGTCACGGCTTTGTGCGGCTTTCCTGCGGCTTCGTTATCAATAACAAGGCTCCTCAAAATAGTGGATACCCCTTTTTATAACTTTTCACTGCTTCCTCACTGCTTCAATCAGACCAATACCGTAAAAATCAGTAATAACACATGACCGTAAATGACCGTATTTCTCATAATAGGTCTTTTATTGAACCGTAGGTTCGGCAGCAGGATTTTTATTAACTACCAGCATCACCGCTTCTACTGTTTTATCGGCTCATTTAGCCTTTTTATCTGCTCTCCCTTACAACTTTACCTCAAACACTCTACAATCATTTCTCGCCCTGTTTTATCCTTGTGTTGCTGTATTTTCAGACCTATTCTGCCTCAGTCGTTCTCCCATCTGCTGCCGCTGTTCCTCTGTATACTGCCTTGGCGGAGAAATCCGAAGCCAGGATACCGGAACATGAGCACAAATGCTTCCGTCCTCGTTATCTGCAATGATCTGGCAATCATCAGGGTGCTTCTCTGCCAGCTTGCGGATTACTGACTTATACCGGCCCTGAGAGAATGTTAATGTTGATTTAGTACCATTAGTCATAAATTCAATTGCATTTTCGTTACATCCATTCATAAAAATCTCCTTTTTGTTTTGTTCGTGTATTGTTCATGTTTTCTCTGTTCGCTCTTTGTTTACTGACTCATTAAAAGGTCATTTCTCGGGGTTCGCTCGGAGTTCGATAACATCTGAGTGCATTTTCTCGAAGTTCGTTCGAAGTTCATTTTGGAATCATGCGCCAGAATTTTAGGGACTCCGAAATCTCTGAATAGTCACCCGCGCGTTATCGCGTCAACGAATTCCCTACATTTTTTCATCTATATGCCGATAAATGTTAAGTTTTGTTAAGTTCTGCACCTCTATATCCGAAAAATATAAGGTTTTTTTAGGTTTTACCTATACATACAAAAATGTTAGCTTTTGTTAGGTTCCATGATCCATACAGAAAAATATATGAGGTTTTCTGAAGTTTTCATAGAAAGCCTCCGCCTATATGAGCCAAAATACTAAGTTTTACTAGGCAATCAAAGTACTAAATAATACTAAAGCTTTTGATTATATATGCAGAAATGCCACTATTTGCAACCTTATTCATCAGCTATATACTCTGAAGCTCCACCTTTTTCCATCCTATTCATCAGCTATATATAATCAAGTTCCACGTTTTTCCAAGATGGATTCCTTACACAGAGAAACAGACGGATTTGACAGGTTGCCGATCCGAGAAGATGTTAATATTTGCTAATATTTTCGGCTATATATGCTGAAATCGTAGGTTTCCGTAAGTTTTCCCCTATATAGAGTGATATGCGGGGTTTTGTCGGGTTCCTCCTATACAACCAATTATCTCAACAAATTTCAACATTTCCCTTATCCTGCCAATGAAAGAATGTTATTCTTTGTGAGAAAATCTTTAATCTGATCATATTCCCAGCCACAACCAATAAGTCCACTTACAAGCATTTCTTTCGACTGAATTAGCTGAAGTTCTTCTTCAGACAAATAATCCTGGATATTATCCTTTGCAGACAGTCCATATTCTTCCCTGAGCTGCTTTGCATTTTTACCGAATATTGCCTTGTAAATGGTGTTCGTATAAGTTGCATAGGCATGACCGTGCATCCGCTCATTTTCCATAGAAATTTTCAGGGTGTTCGTCAATGCTTGTCTGACTGCGATTCCTTTTACTCTTTAAAACGGATATCTATTACATGCCTGTAATGCCGCCCGGAACACAGCCAGCGTTTTCTTCCGGTATGCATAGAAATCTTTACGATCAAGTGGAACAAAGTTCTTTTTATTCATCTTGTCATAGCTCATTCCAATTACGATACAACAATAAAGTTCATCACAAACGTTCGGATACACTTCTGCTGCGCACTGTAACAACAATATCTTGTCCCTCATTTCAAGCTTTCGACAAAACTCATTAAATTTCTTATCTTCTTCCTCTGAAAATCCATAATCTTCATAAGTTGCTTCCCTCGTAAGCATTTTTCTTCCTCCCTGCATTCTCCTTGCCACGCTTTCTGCATGACAGGGAATTGTTTTATGCCAATTCAAACGGATTTCTACCGCTTGTATTCTGTCTCAACTTTGCTTCTTCGATAATTTCGTCAAACACTGTTCTTCGGTTAATCTGGGCGGTAAATCTGACGTTTCCGCCACTCTGCTGTCCGCCAGATTCCTCACGAACAATTTTTCTAAGCAGTGCTTCTGGCGTTTCAATGTTATTACCCTGCTTCTGGTCACCAAGGACAGCCAGAAATTCACTTCTAGGTGGAATAACTGCACCTTTAGCCAGGTATGGAATTGTATTCACCCTTGGCAAACTCATATTGTAATAGCCCCATCTCCGGTTGCCTGTAGGGCCCGTTACATCATAAGAAAAGCTGAATGCTCTTTCGATTCCAGACAAAGCACTGTTGATATTTCCTATCGTGCTGTTCACTTTTCCAACAACATTGTTCAATGTCCTTGTGATTCCACTGGTTGCATTTGAAATCCCGTTTGCCAGATTGTTTCCCATCCTCGTTCCGATAGACTTCATCTCACGTGCCAGCCCTTCCAGGCTTCTTTCTGTATTCCGGATCATCTCAGAGATTATCTGTGCAATACGTTCACCGGCCCATTTCCATTTATTGGTCATGGTATTGTACTGACTGGAGAAATGGCTATCTACTGTCTTCTGCATCTCTCCAAGCTTCAGATTTGCATGCTGCTTCATCTGATCAAGGTTCTTGTCCACCTCCGCTGCTGAATTGCCCCAGTTTGTCACTGTCGCTGTGTTCACACCGCCGGAAGCCTCCTCTACAGCTTTCTGGAGCCCTGCCAGATTCGTCTCTGCATCCGTCTTCATCTTTCCGGTAGAAGTCGTTACAGTCTGCTGTGCTTTAACAATATTTTTGTCTACGCTGGTCTTTGTAGTCTGTACTGCATTCGGGAAGACCTCTGAGAAAATTCTTGCAGCAGTCTCAGTATTTCCACCCACAGTCTTAACTGCTGCCATGACGTTGTTATATGCATCCTGTGCAGTACCACCAGAATCCACTGTTCTTTCCAGTGCATTCAATAACTGTCCCTGTTCATCTGTTCCGAGGTGCATCTGATTTGTCAGATTTCCAATGACAAGTTTCAGATCATCGTAAGATTTCTGAGCACTCTGGCTTCCAAGATTAATCTGACTTGCCATGTTGGTTGTATCACTGCCGAGTGTTTTAATGGATTCTGACAGGATATCAAACATATCATCTGTAATGAGCCCCTTCTGTCTCAATGTCTCGAATGCCTGTGTTGCCTGCTCAGATGTCACACCCATTTCACCCAGCTTATCAATAAGTTTCTGCGTTGCACTGGATTTCTCCTCAGCAGTCATTCCCTCTTTCTCAAGAGATTCTTTAAGATTCCAGATTTCTGTTGCAGAACCGGATATGATATCACCACGCCGCTGTAATGTCTGGATGAAATTATCCATAGTATTTCCAAATGTACCACCAACACCATTACCGCCCTGCATGGTCTCTACCATTTTGGCAATCTCAGAAGTAGCTGCGGCTGCCGCAACACCCACACCGGCAATTAGCCCTGCAGTGCCTACCAGTGGGGTAATAGCTGATGCAAGGGAAGTAAAGCTTCCTGCCGCACCTTTTACTGCATTGCCTAAAAGAGTAGTCAGATTACCGGACAATTCTCCGATTGCTTCGGATCCGATCAGTTTCTTTCCGATTGCCTTTAGTAGTAATTTTACGAGGTCACTGATTCCCGTTATATCTGCAATCTTCACTGCAATAAACGCTTTACCAAGAAAAGCAGCTATCTTACCGGCTGTTCCGCTCGCCTCCATACCATCAAACAGACCTCCAATGGATTTGACAACAGCTTTGATCACCTGCTTCAGATGTCCAACCCAGTCAACTTGTGTCAGCATATCTCCGACACCTTTACCGAAAGCCTCCCAGTCTGTCTTTTCTGCCATATCCACTAGGGATCCGCACAGATTGTCCAGAAAAGCTTCCAGCTTGCGTCCATTGGCTTTCCAGTCAAATTCCGATACAAAGGTATTGATACCACCGGCAATGTTATTTACCAGCTCTGACCAGTCAAAACGCTCCGTAAAGCTGTACAATGATGTGAATGCACCATTCAGCCCGGTTGCCAGCGTATCTCCGATTTCCGAAAGAGAAAATCTTGATACAGCACCATTCAATCCATCCGCAACAGCCTGTCCGATTTCCTTATACGGAAGGTTATGGACCATCCCGTTAAAGATATTCCAGGCAATCATGAACCTGTTTCCTATGAGCTGTCCAAGATTGTTCCAGTTGACTTCCCGAACAAAGCCGGCGATTCCGGTTGCAAATTTCTTACCAAGGTTTTTCCAGTTGATTCCTGTAATCAGGAGATTCAGCGTATTTACAATCGTGTTGATACCGGCACCAACCGTCCGCCCCATCAAATCCCAGTCGATGTGATCTACCAGACTGTTAAATGTTCTGGTAAATGCATTACAGAATTTTGTTATTTTGGGTCCAACCTTTTTCCAGCTGATAGCATCATAGACTTTTTTAAGCCCTTTGTTGATTCCGCTGGCTATGTAAGCTCCAAGACCTTCCCAGTCCTCAGTTTTAATGAACTTCTTGATCTTGTCCGCAATCCTTTTAATACTGTTTACAATCGGAACCGTTTCAAACATCTGTCCCGGTGTAGGTGCTTTGTATCCACCGGAATCATCTGTTCCTGCACTCCCACTGGTTGAAGCTTTGTGCACCTCATCCAACGAAGAAAGATAGTCTTTTGTCTGCTTCGATGCCTTTTTCGCATTCTTTGAGGTCTTATCAAGGCTTGCCGCATAATCTTCCTGAACGCCAACCGCCTTTACAAAGCTGTTCTGTCCGGTCAGTGCCGCAACGAACATCCCAACATAAGTGATTGCTCTTGAAATCATATCAATGAATCTTGACATAATAGGAGCTACCACCGTAAGAACAGGTGCGAAGGCTGTAGCAAAGGAGTTTTTCAGCCTCGTCATGCTGGACATCAAAGAGGATATTGCTGAATTGGTACTGTTGGAATACTGTGCCAGATTTTCAAAACCGGTCTTTACACCATCGCTGACAGCACTTATTGCACGGAATACCCCTGAAAACAGCAACGACATTCCCAGCATCCGGGAAAGGCTCATTCTCGACCGGTTTGTCTGCTTGTTCAGATTAAACATGTTCTCCACAGCTTTTTTCATCGCTGAGACCATGCTCTTGATCGAGGAACCGGCACTTCTCAATGCCGATCCCATATTTTTTACAACCATACCTACACGGGCAGCAGCTTTCTGAAGATTCTGCATGGCCTGTACGAGCCGGCTGTTTTTCTGTCGGTATTCCTCAACTTTGTTTTTCAGATTATTGTACGATGAATACAACCTTCCGTTCATGCGTTCCAGCTTCTGTGATTCCGCATTGTATTTCTCAGCCGTACCCTTATACTCATCTGTCGATGCAGGATTTACATAGGCCCTTCCGGATGCCTGCATCTCTTTTTGTTTCCGCTGTAATCTGTCAATATCTGCCCAGATGCCATCCATCTGTTTGTCAAGCTCCTTAAGCGGTGCAGAATCTATTGAAAAGCCCATCTCCAGCCATTCACGCTGTTTTGTCTCAACCTTTTCAAACTCATTTTCCAGCGCTTTCATGTCGTCTTTGAGCTTTTTGTATTCCTCTGTCTCAATTCTGACTTTGCTCAGTTCTTCCAGCTTCGATTTTAACTCTGATACTTTACGTTCCTGCTTCTCGTAGTTCTGATACAGGTCCGTTATTGCTGTTATCTGCCTCTGGAAAGAACTTTTTGCTAAATCACCCATCTTCGATACCTGTGCGGATATTCTGGTCATTCCAGCCTTCACAGCGTTCATTCCTTTCGACACACCGCAGGTATCTATTCTGGTATCAATGATAATTGAGCCATCAGCAGCCATACATTTACCTCCTAACTATTTGAGGTTCAACATCTCATTCAGCGCATCTTTATACGCTTGCTCTTCTTCGCTGAGACGTGTTTTTATATCAATAATGTTCTTATTTTCCTGATAAAATTTCTTTTCCCATTTGTCCAAGCGTTCACCCTTTGATTTTTTGGAGCGGATCCCGACAACTGTATTAAATAGACATTCCCCAGATTCCATAAAGTAGCCAAAAAACGTCCACCAGTGCATGTATGGCACTGCTCTGATTTCTTTACCAGCAACCTTATTTACAGCCGGAACAATCATGTCCCCGTCCTGTTCCCAGTCCATTAAACGGGGCTTGGATTTGTTCGGATTATCGACCTGTCCGCAGTCGATAAAGTCACAGGCTTTCTGACATGCTTCTGTCAGATCTTCAAAAGGAATATTCTGCCACTCTTCATACAAGATCTGTAACATAATAAATGTTTTTGCCTGTTGATCTAAATCTGGATCATTCATAGCAATAAGAATGTCAATAATTGCTCTAAAATCTGTTCTGATAGTGTAAGCCACCCCATTAATATTTAATGAGGTGGGCAGTTCATAAGCTCTCATCCAGTATATTTTTCAGTGTACTTTTTCATCCGCTCCTGCTGTGCCTTTTCCCTTGCATCCAGCTCTTTTTCGATGATTCCACCGATAACAGTAATAATCTGTTCTGCGAACATTTCTCCGCTGTCGAGAATGGTAAACGGACTGGTAATCTTGAAGAAGCTCTCTGATACAGGAGCACCAAACAACAGATCAATCTTCTCCCCGGCTTCCTTTTCCAGATCTGGAAGAATTTCCTCGAAGTCTTTGTCCTTAATTTTGTCATTGATTCCAGTAAAAAACGCTGCGGCTTCTTTATATCGCTTTAAAATACCTGCATCTGAAGGAATAAATCTGAACACGCCCAGATCATTTCCGTCTTGATCAGTAATCTGGTATGTCTTCGCACCGGTCTGAACTATTACCTTTTCCATTAATCTTCCTCCTCGCTTTCCTGCTCTTCTGCTTTCAGCTGTTCTTCCAGCTCGTTAAGTTCTTTGATATTATCCATGCATTCAATTGCTTTATCCGCTGTAGCTTTCATGGAATTACGTACCTCATCGCTCTGCACGAAATCCGCATAAAGCTCGCCAATATTCCCAATCGCATTAGCCAGAGAGCTAAACACGCCCTTCTGCAATCGCATTCTCTCCCTGTGCAAGCGTTTCTGATCTGAAATCTGCTTCTTTCTTCCCATGTCATTTTCCTCCATCCTGCCGGTCATAAATAGCCGCCAGCTCACATACAATCACAAATAACAAAAGTGCAATAACTACCACCAATATCACCTCCGCGACAATGAAATATTACCTGTTACATATATTTTACCATCAAACCTGACCACAGTTGTGGTACATGTTTGCCCCATCTTGCACTGTTCAGCCTGGCATGATATGATACATCACAAGGGTGACCGCCCTCATTACTCTTTCATACTGGCAGCAGGATTACTTCTTTTGGATTTTGTTTCTAAATCCCTGACAACAGCACCGAGAATGATGATAATTCTTCCGTAACACTTCTAATTCTTTCATCATTCCCTGCCAGTATGCATCGTCTTCAGGTCTGCCCGGAGGATACAGCTTTTTGTATAACCTCCAGCAACCCGTGAAGATGTCATATATCTGCTTTAATTCTTCTTTATCGTTCACTGGTTACTCCTCCGGCATGATATAGACTCTTTCTTTATCTTCATTCTTTTTTAACATATCCTCTGCAATTTCCTTTGCACGTTCCTCATTTTTATATGTGCCCATAACTTTAAAAGAATTTGACACAAATCCTCCATACACGATCGCTGCTTTTATCTGAGCATCGTCATAAGGTGCAAGTAATATTTGTATTCTTCCGGAATTAAAATCAGTAACCTCGCTTAAATTCTGCATTAAAATTTTCATGTTCATTATCCTTTCCGGCGGTAAGCCGCCTATAAAATCCATTACAAAATCCAACTACAGACTACAACTACAATCGTTCCAAAGAGTTTAAAGTTTTCTTTATACACCCTTATATCCCTCTATTATTATCTTTTATATATTTCTTTTTATAGAATGTAGTATTTGTAGAATATGTAGAAACACTTGTAAATACTGAGTTTAAGCGAACTACATTCATTCTACAAACTTCACTACAATTCATAAAAACAACCGCAAAATTACTTAATCAAACGGAAGCTCCATTTGTTCTTGCTCTGAAACAACAACAAACTCAGAATTTTCAGATTCCTCTTCTGTAGTTTTCATTGCTATTTTTCTGAAGCCTCGTTGTTGTCCATATCCATCAAATTTACGTGGTGTTTTAAGCCTTTCCCATCCCGGTACTTTAGCAACAATGTTATTTATTTCTGATGCCTGCCAGTTTTTAGGCGGTATAGTTTCCTTTAATGCTTCAAACCATATTTCTCTTGCACACACCTGAGTTTTCCCTTCCAAGTAGTCCATAATAATTCCACGCTTGCCATCATCTGCCATATTTGCCTCTTGAAGCTCTTTAGCCTGCTGCATACAGTTTTCCGAAAGTATCAACTCTGGATCTTCGTTTTTCCAAATATGCACTGCTTCCGCCCATGCCTGTTTTATATCGTCCATGACTTCTGGTGCAAAAAGGCTCTTAGATGGTTTTATAACGCCTGTATGAATAATAAGAAAACGCCTGTTTCCTGTCTCATCCTGCAAGAAATCATCTTTATTAGTGGTTCCAGCAAATACACACTGTCTATAAAACGTGTCTGCTCGCCTTTCATAAGGAATCCTATATTTGTCCTGTGTGGCTGTCAGGAATCGCTTTACGCTCTCCACACCGCCCGCCGTCCTTGCCAAAGATTTAAGTTCTGCAAGCTCAATGATCCATGATCCGGTAAGCGACTGGACCGCTTTGTCTGAATCCAAGCTGTCCAATGAATCATTGAACCATGAATCGTCCAAAGCCATCAATTTCAGAAACGTACTCTTGCCAATGCCCTGTGACCCCTGTAAAATAATTGTATAATCAAATTTACTTCCGGGTTTATACACTCTTGAAACAGCTCCTAACATCCATAAGCGCATTACCTGGTATGTATAATCAGAATCCTCTGCTCCAAGATATTCCGGTAGCAGGCTTCTTATATGCTCTTTTCCATCCCATGTAAGGGAATCCAGTAATTCTCTTACTGGGTGGAATTTATTCCGCATAGAAACATTTTTCAATGCATCTGCAAAGTCCTGTCGGCTTTTAAGCCCATAATCAGCCTGTATCAGTGAAAATAGGGCTGAATCATCATGACTGCTCCATGCTCTGCAATTATTCTCATTTTCCCATGGTACATTACCATATAAGTAAGGTTGTTGTGCAAACTCATTAAGGCGGATTTTTCCGGCAAAACGACTGTCTTTATCCATAACGATTTCAAAATTATGTACAAGCTGTTTTACGCTTTTTACATTTCCATCTTCATCATAGTTGCAGTCGAGGAATTTAAAGACTAATGCCGGACCTCCAGCTACTTCGTCCTTGCTTTTTTGTGTTACGGCCCGTTTTTTGCCTACATCTTGCTTCTGATCTTGCTGAACATCTGTACAAACCTTCTCTGTATCGTCAACATTCCTTATTAGATTTTCAAATTCTTCAACAGTATGTCCTGCTTCAAAATAATCAGTAATGTCTGCTTTAGGCACCTCTGGCATTGGAATAATTATCTTGATACTCTTAGCAGTACCTTTTAAGTCTCTTACAACAGTAGACGCTAATTTCTTTCCCGGATCATCATTATCTGCCAAAACTATCACATCTGCATCTTTACAAAGTTCAGATACATTTTTATTCCAGTCATTAGCACCACCACATGAAAAAGCAGTATATCCTTTTTTTACTAAGGTATTAACATCTTTCTCACCTTCTGGAATAAATACTGGTTCTTTTCTCTCAATAGCCCTTTTTATACTGGATATGCTTCCGTATACTGCATTAAACGTTTTCTTATTTTTCCCATTTAGGCCATAAGCAAAACGTTCATTACTCAAGATTCCAAAAAGCATTTTCTTGCCTTCTAATCGTACTTTCGTATAAGCATAATCACCATTAATGGAAGCATAATTGTACACAGCCTCGATTTTTCTTTTTTCACGATTCTCTATGTACGCTCGCCATCTTTCCTTTGCCAATCCATCTCCGTAAAATAAATCTGACATTTTTAATCCTGCTGCATCAACAACTTTCTCAGCACTACATCCAGCATGACACATAATCAATGCTCGATCATTACCATCCGTAAGTGTTAAACTAGCCTCTCTATCTACATGTGCCGGACAAATGCATTGCGCCTTGCCTGTCCCGCGTTTCATAACTTGAAAGTATGATAAAATCCTTTCAAAAGTCAATTCTTATCACCTTCCAACTCTTCCAAAAGTTCTCTTGCACTCTCCAAAACCCGTAAAGTATTCTCTCCTCGATTCTCAAGCGTGCGAATAAACTTCCGAATTTCCATTGTGTCTCCTGCTGCTGGAAGATAATAGCCTCCAAGCGGCGTGGTGTTTGATAATATGACTTTGCCAGCCTTACGTTCTGCTTCGATCTGTTTTTGAAGCATTCGGACACTGGAAAAGTGACATTTC